TCGCAGGGTATTCTGTTCCTTGTGGTATAATTACAGGTGTTACTTTACAAGAGGTAGCAACTTCTTTTACACTAATCTTACTTAAATAAGATTGGCTGATATTATTTGAGTTTGCAAAAAGTTGAAGAAATCTGTAGCCAGTTGAATTTGATGTAAAAGGTAAAGACACCTTAAAGTTACCTTCAGGTATTACACCACTTTGATAAACACTATTTGATCCTGGTGAGCCTCCAATAGACCAAGTGGTTGTAAACGGAGAAAACCCTTCTGCTTCAATTATGTATTTCTTATTATTTTCTATATTTATACTTGCAAAAATACCTGCATCTGCATTAGCATCTGTAGAGTAAAAAAATATTTTATTGTTTGAAGCATAATAATACCTTGGGGGTGTATTATACACAAACCAATATTGCGTAGTAGCTAAATGAGTGTTTTGTATTAATTCACCACCAATAGTCTCTCCGTTAGCAACTCTAAAGGGAAGATTATCACATAATTTTTGAAATATTTTTTGTCCTATTACTGCAAACATCTAAAATCCTGCTTTTCTTATCATTTTATCTATCAACTTGCCTAAGTCTTTCTGAGCCTTTGCTGATACTTGACTTCCCATTGATTTTGCCGTTATCTCAAATACATTAGGAAATTTAACTATACTTCCTGACCTATCCTTATACCCTTCTATTTGCATTGCAGCAAGATTCTTACTTGTCTTACCTTTAAAATAGTGTGGGTTTACTTTTCTTAATCTTGGTCCAACAAACAACCCAGGTTGCTTTGACTTTCTTGCTGTAATCACTCCAATCGTATCTGCCGTTCTCATCCCTTGCTTATAGCTTTTGGATGTTGGATCGTATCTTCGACCAGGGTTCTTACTTTTAAATTGGTTCTTATAAGCCTTACGAATACCTCTTGAAAGCATATTTGCAGATGGTCTAAGAGCCTTATTTATTTCAGTTCGAGATTGTTTAGCGGTTAATCCTAGCTTTTTAAGTCCTCTTTTAACTCTTTCAACTCCTTCTACCTTTATTGTAAAGTTTTGATTCTTTTTTGGTTTAGCCATTTTAAAAAGGAGATTCCGTTGGTAAATCTTGTTTAACAAATATTTCAATAAACTCTTTACGAGGGTCTATAACAAAACCTAAAATCTCATAGCGTTCACTTGTTTCGTGGTCTTCAATAACCCAATTAGCTTTAATATTTTTAGTCGTATCTGAATATCTTATAGTGTAAACAAACCTACCATAAGATTGTAATTCTTCTCCTTCAAATTTTTCCTCAATATCTCTGAGAGTTTTTACATTTTTATTTGCCCAAACAAGATGGAAAGTACTACGGAATTCGGTTACACCACCAAACGCATCTTTATTATTCCCTACTGTAAATAACCTTATCTTTTGGTTAAAATCTCCTGCTTTTATTTTGCTAATAAATGTCATATCCTAGTGGTAACATTTATAAGGTTGTAGTAATATCTCAGAAGCCATAGGGAAGCTACGCTTTCTATCTTCTCTAAAATAATACATATCGCTTACGATTAACTTAATCGCTTGTTTAACTGCTTGTGGTACATCACTTGCTGCATCGCCAAAACCTGTTTTAAAATGAAACCAAAACAAAGCTCCTTCATAACCATCAGGTGCGTAACCTAAATCACTAAAATCACTTCCTAGTTTTACTATAGAAGGATTTGATTTACCATCTAAATAGGCTTTATCAGAAAAAAAATCCGATGCAAAACCAGGAATACTCCATTTAACTGGGTAAAGTTCATTTCCTCCGTTCTGTGTAAATAAAGTACAATCAGGAAAGATTAATGAAGCCTCTCTAACAATTTTATTAAAATACAATTTGTATTCGTGTGTAATAAAATGTCTACCACAATAATTCTCTGCCATCTCAGTAGCAGAATCTATATATAAACCTAACAAAGTATCTTCATAATTTGTATCTATACGAAGGTGGTCTTTAATTTCAGATACAGAAACTACTTGTGTTGTAGGATCGTTTGATAGAACTAAATCGCCTTGTATGTTTGTGTTTGGGTCTAAGTACATAGAATTAATATTGTAAGTAAAGGGAAGTCCCGAAGGACTCCCTTTTTAATTTAAACTATAAGCTATTATTAAGCTGCTGCAACACATTTTACTGCTGCTTCTTTTCCACTTGATTGTGAAATCAACCCATCTACAAGAGTGCTTAATACTAATCGAGTACCACCGTTCAAAGACTGGCTGTATGGGTCTACTAATAGATCCAAACCACCAAAGAAACCTAGGTGTACTTTGTCCATATCCAACATTAAAGCTCTTGCTCTTGTATCGTTAGCACCATTACCTACGTTTTTAGAGATAGCGTAAGGTACATTAAGAACAGTCTTATCAGCTAAGTTTGCATTACCAGCGTTAAATGCTGATCCTGACTGACCACTAATTTGAGTTACCAAGTCAGCGTAAGCATCTCCGTTAAGTAAAAGCTTAATAGAGTCTTTGTTTACATCATTTGACTGAGCTATCATTTTGTTGTACATCTCTTGTACACGAGCCAATGCTAATGCATCTGTCCAAGTTGCAGTAGCAAGTGTACCTTCAGTAAAAATAGAAGCAGGTCCGTTAGTTGCACTTACAGCACCTAGCAAGTTATTCTCAAACTGAGCCATAATTGCAGTTGCGAAGTTTTTTCTGAATGCAGCCTCTACAGAAGCGTTCTGAGTAACAGTAGCGTTAGAGATGTTAGTAGCAGCAATAACTTGCTTTGGGTCTAACTGACCTCCACCGATTGTACCTGCAGGAGTTGCTGCAGTAGAACCATTTTCAGGAATAAAAGATGCAGTAATACCTTCAATGATTGGCACTTTCTGAGAAGCAGACAATCCTGTATATACATTAGCACCATTACCTACTAATACAGATGCTGCAAACATATCGTCAGTAAATGACTTTGTTTGTACAGGGAATGAGTTTGCTGTTAGAGCTGTATTGTTTGCACGAATTTCTAGTGCAGAGTAAGGGATAGCTACTCCTTTGAAGTTTTGAGAAGGGTTCTCGTTACGAGCTTCTTGATCCATCTCTTTAACTAATCCTTCTACACGACCTGATTTTGCAGCGTTAAAAGCGTCTACAAAAGAAAAGTTTCTCAATTCTTTTGACTCAGATACGTTTTGAGTTGAGTGAGATACAGGAGTTGCAACAACTTCTGCGTTTAGTTTTTCTTGACGTTCCACCAAGTCGATGTCTTTTTTAAGGTTGTCAATAGATACCAATTTAGCATCGTAAGATACTTTTTCATCTTCGCTGAAGTTACGAGCTTCAGTTTTACAAGTTTCGAGTAGAGTGTTTGCATCAGCAATCAATCCTGCTCTTTCTTGACGTAATTCTACAGAGTTTTTCATCTTTTTAGAGTTTACTTTTTAGTGTTAATTCATTTTGTAACATTTCGATTTTATTAAGTGTTTCTTCACTATCGCATTCAACTTGCTCCACTATTACTTCTTCTACTTTCTCGGAAATATCTTCCTTGATTTGTTCCAAAGCTCGTAGTGCAACATCGGTATTAGCATAAGCACCAACACCTACTATAGAAACATCAAATAACCTGCCGATTTTATTAATGCTTCTTTTATGGACATCACCATCTTGAGTCCACTCATCATCTTCAACTGTAAAAGCAAAAGACGATTCGTACAATAAACCTCTACGCATAAGTTCAGCGACATCGTTACCTGTAGAAGTATTTGGTAAAGTTCCATCATATTTTAATCCTCTCTCATCTACTGAGAGTTTAAGTGTACCACCTTGATTCCTGTCTAATATAGCGTTAGAATCGTGATTGAAAGTTAAGATAACATTGTCATCTAGCCTTCCCTCGAAAGCACCTTTAGAAATAGACTCTCTAAAGCCTAAATCTCTACTTTCGTGTTCAAATAAAGCAGCATATCCGCTAACTGTAACTTCGTCAGAGTTTTCACTCATACGAACTTCACAATCAGAAGAATATACTCTTATTTCTTTGTTATTTTTCATATCTATAAGTTTATTCTGATATTTTCTGTCTAGATGTGTCTTCACCTAATCGGTCAAGAGGCATCATATTAGATTGCATATAAACCTTTTCACTTTCTTCACCCATAGGGTTCATATCTTCAAGAGACCTAACCTCATCAGGTGACATTACACCGATGTTTACCAATGTTCGGTAGTAATCAGCTCTACTCTTAGAATCTCCTCTAAGAATCGCTGTAAGGTTAAACTTAAAGTATTCAGTTCCTCTTTTTTTACTAGGAATAAGTTTAGCGTTAAGTTCGCTTTCAATTCTTTTTATCCAAGGAGTGATAGTATGTACCACAAAATCAATTTGCTGTGCCTCTATATTGCTATAGGTAGCTCTAGATAAATCGTTTACAAGGTGATTAGGTACTCTAAAGATTCTACAAATATCACTTACTTGGTACTCTCTAGACTCAATAAATTGAGCTTGATTATTTGGAACAGTTCTAGCAGTCCAATCCATCCCTTCTTCAAGGATTGCAGTTTTACCTGCGTTAAGAGTTCCTGAATAGTTAGAGTTCCAAGATTCTTTTAAGCGTTTAGCAGTCTCGGCTTTAAGGGTGCCTGGATGTTTTAGTATTCCTCCCAACTGTGAGCCGTTCCTAAACCAAGATCCTGCGTGTTTATCTAATGATATTGAAATTCCTAATGTTTCTGCTGCTGATTCGATAGGTGATTTACCTACTATACCATCAAATGACATACCTTTTACGTGAATCATATTGATAGATTGAACTTTACCTGTTATTGGGTATGGAGTATCAGGGTTTTGTATAACTTCATAATAAACTCCCCTCCCATCAGGTGTAACATATACTTCTACATCATCAAATTGAATAGGGTGTAGTCCGATTGGTAAACCACCTGCATTTCGCTCTATATAAGCACAGAAGTTACCATCAAAACTTAAATCAACCAAAGCTCTTTCAAAAAACATAAAAGAGGTGTATAACGGAGATGGTTGTTCACCCACTAAATTATTTAATGGATCTGATTTTAATTTAATCTTCTTATTATCTTCATCTTTAGAATAAAGGCAGATAGGAAGGGAGGCTATTGTTTCGGATAGAACTCTAGCACACGACCAGACTGTCGATATGCGAATTGCTTGTTCTTTTGATACTCCCTGTCCTGAAGCATTGCCGAAAATGCCGTTAAGCACAGTTTGACCAAACGCAGAACGAGTTTCCTTGTCCGTGTTGGTTTTTTTGTTTGTAAAGAAATCGAATAGACCCAAAGCTGCTTGAATAGTTATACATTAATAAATAGTAAAAACACCTAAATACTGAACCAATATCACAAAGTTTTTTTCAAATATTTTAAGGTTCTTGATAATACTCTATATACATATCGCTCTGAAACACCTTTTATAGCTGATATTTGCGATATTTTAAGTCCGTATTCAAATCTGAAATAAATTATGTCCTTACTCATACTATCCTCTATAGATAATGCCTTTTTCCATAAATCATCGGCAGTACCATCGTATTCAAAATATGCAGGAGCATTCATAAGACCCTTATCACGATAAGTCTTGTGAAATGGTGATGTGTTTGATAAAACTTGATTTGTTGTTACTCTAGCTATGAAATACTTTAGTTGATTAGTCTCGTAGAGTGATTGGATGGTTTCTTCTATCTGTGTAAGGAGGATAACATTGATTTCTTGAATCAAATCATCCACAAGGTGATAGTCTTGGTTTCTACCTGCAACTGATTCGCAGATTTGTCTTATAGAGTCTTGCTCTTGAGCTATTATCTCATCTTTAGATAAAGAATATCTCCCTGTCATCGTATGCTGATCCACCATTATTTTTGTTTTGCATAGCCTCTGACAGTCCCATCAGACAAGCTACAATTCCATCAATCTTATCATTTGATTTTGCTTTGTTTGGTTTTACGTTTCCTGCAGGGTCTAAAGCTAAAACTACGTTAGACATCATCCATCTAAGCACAGGGTTTCCTCCGTGACGGATACTTCCTGCTAATATTAATGTTTCAAACTCCTTAGTAGCAGGAGACATTGTTCTGTAACCTTGACCTACAGGAATCATTGGGCAACCTTCTTCCGTAAGGTCAATTACAATCTGTGATGCGTTCCACCTATCATAAGCTATCATTTGTACATCAAATTTCTCTGATATGTCTCTTATTTTTTGCTTAATGTAGTTGTAATCACACACATCTCCTGGAGTAAGGTCCACATAACCCTCTCTGTGCCATTTAAGGTAGTCTACTTTATCTCTCTCTGAGCGTTTATGAGCGTTGTCAGAAGGTATAAAAGAGTGCATAATTATGTCGTAACTACCCTCTTTATCAGGAAAAAGTAGTGCTAAACAAGTAATATCTCGTGTAGAAGCTAAATCTAAGCCAACATAACAGGGTTTACCTAGTAACCTAGACTCTGTAACACCTTCGTCACAATCCATCCACTTCTCATCGCTAATCCATTTAGTTTCATTAGCAACCCACTGATTAAGATGTAGCCTTCTAAAAGTATTCTCATAAGATGGCTCATTCTTAGCCTTTACTGATTGTTGTTTCATATACTCCTCAGTTATGATAGTACCATAACCAGGATTTGCTTTCTTCCAAACTTCTTCGTCAAAAATATCGTCTTTTGGGTCAGCTTCGTAAACCACACCTAAAAAAGAATCATCTTCAATTACACCATCTATAAGTTTCTTAGAATAATCATACAGCTCTTTACAAATGTGGTCCTTTTGGTGACCTGCTCCTGCCGTAGTAATTCCTAGCATAAGAGGTTCTTTTCTAGCACCCATAGATGTGAGTAGTACATCGTACAAGTCTCTATTCTTGTGAGAATGTATCTCATCTAGTAGACAGCAAGATAAGTTTAGTCCGTGCTTAGTGTCTGCATCGGCTGATATAACTTTGTAGTACGATCCAACTTTATCGTAAGTTATAGAATCCCTATAAGCGTTAGAGCGTTTAAGAAGTTGTGGCTCCTGAAGTACCATTTGTTTTGCAATAGAAAAAGATAATCTAGCTTGTTCCTTATCGGCTGCGGCAGATACAATCTCAGCACCCTTCTCTCCATCTGAAAAAAGCATATAGAGTGCGATACCTACCATTAAGTTTGTCTTACCGTTCTTCCTAGGAATAAATACAAAACATTGTCTAAATTTACGTAAGTCAGTTTTCTTAGACTTCCATCCAAATAGTGGTTCGATAATATCATCCTTTTGCCACTTCTCAAGAATAAACCTTTGACCTGCTAAGTCTCCTTTAACGTGCTGACAAAAAGTTTGAATAAAATCTACAGCTCTCTTAGCTGCTTTGTCATCAAAGTAGTATTTATCTTTATCTATGTGATGAAGATTATTCATCGCTGTTAAAGAAATTTTCTATTTTAATGTCAGGTGTATTTGCCTGATTCTCTATAGCATTCACTTTAGCTCTACTCGATGGTGTTAAACCAAATTCTTTGAGTAGTTGGAAAACTCTTACGAAAGCTTGATTGGCTATAATGACTTCAGGTCTTTGTATCGATTTAGTATGACCTTCTCTTGACGTTACGTCTTGTGTTGGTCCTAATGTGTTTATAATTTCCTTTGCTTGTTTGTAATCGCCATAAGCATCACACAGCAATGTAAGGGATAGTTCGTCTGCTTGAGTTAGAACAGACATATCGTGTAACATTATGCTTAACTCAAAAAAAGATTTCTGTCCATCCTCAGACAACCAAGTAGGTACTGGAGGGATGTTTAAAGGAGATTGTGGTTCGTTAGGGTTTATTCTATCATCCCTTAACGTGCCTCGTTGCCTTTTTATTTCTGTAGGTAATCTTTTCATCTTTGGTAAACATACAATAAATTATTTAGGTAAACAAATAAGAAAGAAAAAAAGTAACACAAAAAAAGAAAGAATACTCTTTATCCTTATCCTTATCTTTATAGGGGTATCGTTGACCCCAATTAGACCCCATTTAGACCTCAATTAGACCCCAATTAGACCCCTAAACTTTAAATTACTGATAATCAGGAAGATGTATTTTTATTTGTAATTTTTAGGTCTTTTTAATAATACTTTAATAACAATTTTGTACATTTGTCAAGTCAGTAAGTGGTTAAGGCCTTGAGTGGTAGTGTAACTCATTATAATCTCGTTCACTAGACGATACTGTCGAATAGACTTGAGCCTTAATTATTTTAGGAATAGTACGACCTACTATCTAAAACATAACAAGTCGGTTATGATCCTAAAGACCCATAGTTTAAATTGGTAAAAACATCATCCCTAGTCAAGATGAAGATTGCAGGTTCAAATCCTGTAGGGTCACAACGAGAGCTTCCTGCGTGAGTGGAGCATAAAAGTCCTACCTCAATTAAATATGGGTTTTAGTTATCAGTAGGTAGGCAAAGATTTTTAAATTGGGATTTAAGAATCAGCATTTGAGGAGGGGAGGTTTGGTTGCTTCCCCTTATCAAAAAAAAACAAAGTTATGGCAGATACTTATATTTACGCAGTCGCAATCATATTGCCGATTGGATATATATTAGCGATGTACTTTACAACAAAGTAGGGTGGTGGAATGGCAGACACACCTTCTTGTCTCGAAGGTAGAGGTAGCAGAAATGTCTCTATGTAGGTTCGACTCCTACCCCTACTGCTAAATAAATAATTATGTCAAAATTTGAATGTAGCCTGTGTGGTGAAATAAAAGAACTTACTAGACACAAGTTAGAAGTCATAGATGGTAAAGTAGTTTGTCCTGATGCGACTTGTTGTGATGAGTATATGAAAAGTATAAGAGAAAATAAAGGGTTTGGTGGAATCATCAAAAGACCTGATGGAAAAATAGGTGGTAAATTTTAAGACTATGATAGAACCAATCACAACAGTATCATTTGGATTGTTAATGTTCCTACTTGGATCTCTCCTAATGCACATTAAAGAAAAGTAATAAGCACCTTCGGGTGTTTTTTTTTGCTCTATACACTAGGGTAGGGGAGACCCCAAACCAGTTCAAAATACTGACAGGGTGTACAGGAAGG